GGTTGCACGCTTACTCAGTTTGGCTCTTTGCCGTTTAGACAAAGAGGGATCATTAAGCTGCGTAGAAAGTTTAATGGCCTTCAACGTAGCTTTTTCGGCATTCTTATTAGCTTTTGTTTCGGCGCGTTTAAGCTTTTTTACCTGCTGCTTGGCACTAATGGCCCACTGTCTCCTATATTTATCGCCAAACAACGTGGCACCGGCTTCATTCCTAGACTCTCTTCTGGCTTTAAGATCCTCTGGATAAATATAGGTATAATGTCCGGCTGAGCCTTCACGTTTTACATAGCGGTGCTTGCCCCACGATAAACCGTGAGCAATGTAAAGAGAAGCGACGGAGACCTCATCAGATGAGATCAAGTTATATCGGTTCATCGTAGTTACCTTCCTCATTTTGAATCTCTTCGTCCAAAAGTTCGTCCTCATAGCCCATCCGTTCCTCTTCAGGACTCGTCGGATTCACATTCGGATTCAGAAGCTGATCGGATTTCGGATCGTCAGACGGCTCCATGCCGAGAATTCCACGAATCTCATTCGCGGTCATGACCTCAGCGGACTTGAGCTTATCGGCAATGTCTGCAATGTTGTTAAGCGGCACCAGACGGAACGGATCGCGGAATGCCATGATGGACTCAAGACGAGAGCGAGCGTTCTTGGTCAGGAATTTACGCTTAAGCTCGGCTACGACAGTCGATACAATCGGCTCCAGAATGTTATTTGTGTAATTCAGAAGCTGCTGTTCAGTAGCTGTACCATTGAGAATCTCTTCGCCAATGCCCAGCTGGTTCTGAAGCTGCTTTTCGAGCTTCTCGATCTGAGGGGACAGGTTATTCTCGAGAGATCTGTTAAGCTGAACGATCTTTTCGCTGGCATCCGTATAGGCTACACCGTATTTTGACCCGGCAAGCTGGACCTCGATCTCCTGTTTACGCATCTCAGCCTGCTTTTTACGAGCCTCGGACCGCGTAGTATACGGAAGCTGAATGATCATATCCAGTTTTCCGGAGGCAGTCTGTTCGTCCATCTGATCGAGCAGAACGAGCTTCCTCCTAAGCCTCTGAGCCAGAGAGTTTGGCTCGTTCATGATCTCATAAAACGGATTTTCACATATTGCTACCAGATTTTTATGGAGTTTGATCGTTTCATGCTGGCCGGTGTCGTCGTTATAGACCTCTACATCCACATGTTTCGGGTACCAGTTCACAACTTTCCCGACTCTGCAGTCAGAGATCGTTGTCAGATTCGTGGTATCCCAGTTGACGTCGCCTCTTATCGGAACAATAGCTATACAGCCTTCATCCAAAAGAGACGAGTAGACATCTTTCAGGAACGCTCGACCGGACTGGTCGATGTTTGCTGAAAGATTAAACACATCGTTCAGTTCGTCTTCGATATCCTCGACGTACCGGCCCTTGTCGTCAATGTGCACATGCTTAATTGTCATGCCGGCGCAATCGACAGCAATTCGGCTGAGCAACGGGGCCATGATAGACCGGTTATTTTGACGGGAATACCGATGTCGATCCGGACGATATGAACTGCTGGACCCGTAATAGTAAACGTTACCATTGTTGGGCGGGTCCTTCCCAAGCAATGCGTCCCAGGCCCTTCGAGCCCGTTCAAAAATAGTTGGCATTTGTGGGCCTCCTAAGGGTAGGTTTAATCAAACTGATCCTTATTTGCTTTGTAGGCAACGTACGCGTCCATCATGGCCGCCACATTGTCGATTTTCTTATCACGACGCATTTTGAGCAACTTCCTGTTGCCGTTGGTGTCTTCCAGGGTGATTGCGTTGCCCATGGTCCAACTCATGATGTCCTGGTCGAAACGCAGCATTCGTTCCTCGGCAAGCGTCTTGAGCTCGCCCAAAGGCACCGATTCTGTCTTCGCACCCTGGATCACCTTAACTATAAACATGGAGCCATAGTCAATACACCAGCGGTCAAGAAAATCTGAAGCGTTGTATGGGTCGTAACCAAAACAGCGCACGTCGTAATCCTGTTCTTCGATGTGTTGCTGCAGATCGTCGTAAACCTGAGGAATATCGAGTACAGCGCCAGGCATAACGATCAGGCTGCCCTCTCGCATAAGTTCCTCGTAAAACTCTCGCATAGCCCTTGGAAGTTTATTGAGAGTGGTTTCGGTAATATAGCTTCGCGCTTTAATACCAAACGACTGATCTGCAAGTGGAAAGAGAAAAGTGAACGCACAGAAGTCATCGCCCTGGGAAAGGTCCGCTCCAAGCGCACACGGCATACCTCTGAAGTATTGCCTGTGATGCGGAAGTGTCTCTTCGTACGTAAAGAAGTACGTATAACCCTCCATGGGGATGCCAAACCGCTTCGCCAGAATATCGTTACGAACGGCTGGGGCCTTCTCGGCACGTTCTTTGTCGAGCTGATAGGTTTCGTAGGACACTGTCTTGCCAAGATTAGGATTCGCTTTGATCCACATGGCCGGATCTTCAACCTCGGAAACATCATCCAGCCTGTACCAGAAGATAGATACATGTGGCTGGATGTATTCGCCCTTCAGGATCTTCATAAGCTCCATTTTGATTGTGTCTCCGGCTCCGTGTCGGACGGTACCTTCCGAAGAGGTAGCGACTATAAGCCAGTCATCAATCTTAGAAGCGCCCTGCTCAACAGGAGCAACGACGTCTTCTTTAATGTCGCCGGAAAGCCACTCATCAATAGTGGCGTACTTACAGCGAAGACCCTGTAGTTTGTCTATTCGCATAGGTCGGGATTCCAGAATCGAGCCTGTGATGAAGTTTTCGATACCCTTCTTAGTAGACGCGAGCTTTACACGGTCAGCTTTGGACCCAGTAGTGTTCTGAAGCGAGCCCTCTGTAAGAAACTTAAACAAAGGTCCTCTAGCACGACTGATTGCTGTCTTAAAAGGCAGCAGCGTCTCCTCGGATTGTCGAATCGTCGGTGCTGTAACGATCTGATCGGTCGTAGAAGTGTCAACAATAAGCCCATAAGCATGAATGCATGTGTCATACAGACTTTTTGCAGCTCCTCGACCTACGATCAGATACTGTTTATTAATCAGTCTTCGCTTGAGATGCTTTGTAACATAGTGCCCACCATGCCCGTTGGGAAACGGAACGTAAACGCTCCGTTCGATAAAGTAATACCAGCCGAAGACCTGCTCGCCCCACAGCTTAAAGCTGTCCAAGAGCTTCAAATCGCTACCGTCGGTCAGAGTCATCTCGTTTTCACAGAAACGAATCCAACCTTCTACCGCCTGGTCGTCGTACCAGACTCGCGGATCCGCTATAAGCTGATCGATCCGCTCCATTTCCATAGCGATCTCCCTATTTACAGGGATCTCTCCGGCTTCTACGGCGTCTCGAAACTCGCCGTAATACTTCGGCACGGCTGTATTCGATAACGCCATTTTGAATCACTTCTTTTTCTTTCCGGAATTCTGATTTCCATCGTTGTTTGATGAGTTTGAACTATTCTGATCCTGGTTGTTGTTCTGCTGGTCGTTTCCACCGATCTTAGGTAATCTCTTACCCTTAACTTTCCCGGCATCTACAAGCATGTTGTTCACATCTGCTACAACGTTGTAGAGTTCTTTGGAATTAATCGCAAGGGTCTTAATATTAGCGACATTCTTTTGGAACGAATCGAACCTGTCTCTACCCCTCTGGATCTCCTTTTGGCGGACGTCCTGAAGCTTCCGATCGAACTCGATCTGTTTAATCATCTCATCGAGCTCTTCTCTCGAGAACATGTCTTTGTTCTTAACGATCTTTTTAGGATCGCGTATTACTTCTTTACGAAGTCGTTCATGCCTTTCAGCAGCGGACTCTTCCCTCTTCTCGACCTTGGTTTCTTTTCTCTTCGAAATGGTTTCCTTAAGTTTACTTTTGATGACCTTTGTCATCTTCGGCTTGCCGCCAGCCCCTCTTACAACAGGATACGGCGGACCATGCCTTACGCCCCATCTAGCACCTTTAACCTGGTGATGGGCGATATACTCTTCACTCATTGTGATCCTCCGTCAGTTTCCTTTGTAGAGTGCAAGCATGCCTTTTACGGCAGCTGCGTTCTCGATATGTTTCTTGTGGAGAATATCGTACAGCCTGAGCATATCCGGGGGTGGGTCGCCTTTTTTCTTGCGATAGTCTTCAATGATCGACACCACCTGTGAATGCAGGGTGTTCATATGCCCCATTTCTTCATTTGCCAGTTTAAAGAACATTTCAGCAAGCTGAATATTGTCTTCCTTATGCGTTAGTGCGCACCTGGCATACTTTCCGGCGTCCGCAATCTCTTCCTCGATCATATTGGACAGATCTTCAATGATTTTCATTTTGATCTTCCTTTCTTAAGAAGGGAGGGCAGCCGGAAAGCCACCCTCCCAGAAGGTTTTTAGGCGCCGGTGCTAGCCTGAGTTCCGCTCGGAGTCCAAGCTACGAAGCGACCAAGCTGGCTAAGGATATACTGACTCTGGTTGGCATTGGAGATACTGTTCTGAGCAGCCACGAGAGCCGCGTTAGCATCATCCAGACGATTCTGCAACATCTGGGTCTTGATCTCGCAGCAGCACTGATCCATGTGATACCCAAGCTGAGCGATCTGCTGCTGGATAGCATTGAATCCCTGCACCACATTGACCTGATTTGCATACGTCAGATTCATGAGGTCTCGAGTCTGCCCATTAATAAGCTGGGCGGTCTCATAATTGTTGTTCGCAGTCTCTACCGAGAGCTGCTGAAGCTGGTTCTGGATGCCCTGATTAGCAACATCGGTACGGGTCGCAACATTATTGTTGTTACCGAAGCCAAAGCCACCACCGCCGGCGAGGATCAACAGAGCGAAGATCCAGAAGAACGCACCACCGCCGCCCCACATGTCGTTATCACGCGTCATGAGAGCAACGTCAGAGGCCGACATTTCTGCCATAGTTTACTACCTCCAAAAATTTGTTTTATATAAACCTGCAGGATTTATATCAACGTAACTGAGATAGAATCGACTCAGGATCTACGCCCTTTTGAGCCGCCATCTCATAGAATAGAGTTTTGGGATCCTTTCCCGAACTATTCAGGAGGTTAATAATGTCTCGTAAAGCCGGATTACTAGCCGCAAGCTGGTTTAGTAACTGTGCTGGGTTACTAGTGGCCTGAGCCATCTCCATTAGAGACTTTATTTGAGGAATCGCCGCGTTCTGCTGAACGGTTCCCATCCCATTGTTTATTGGAGTGCTGCTTGTCCTGCCTCCGAACAGACTTCTCCCCATTGTTAATGTCCTCCCTAAGCTTTTTGACCTCCTCCATTAGTTCCGTAAACGAATCTACAGTAACATACTGAGGAGGAGCAGGTTCTACCCGCTTTATGTACTGGTATGTCTCAAACGAAACGACGTTTCCATACTGATCTGTCTCCTTGAAGTAGAAAACGTCCTCGTCCTCGTCAAAGATGGCGACCTTTGTAGATGGCGGAATATAGAACTTCTGCGCGGCATCCTTTCCTTTTACAACAAGGGGCGAATACCGCTGAAAACCAGAAGGCCCGGTCGGAATTGTGATCTGGGGGATCACAACAGACTGCGTATTAGGAACAGCACTAACCGTATTCTGCCCATTGTTGCCACTAAGCCCGAAAATCGGATTCATTTTGACTCTCCTTTCAAATGAACCGTTAGTACCCTACTTCGTGAACGGAATTCATAAGCCATTCAAGCTTATTAAGCTCCTCGTCATAGGCCTGTTTGATCGTAGCGTTTGCTGTCGGGTCAAAGATCCTCTTTACGTATAGCACAACAAATCGGATGACCTGCCAGGTAACGTCAGACCAGAAATCTGACCAGATAGCAGTCTCATCCTCAATGTAGAACGGCTGAACAGGGCCAACGCCAAGCTCGCAAAGCCGCTCAAACGCAGAGTTGATGTGCACAATGATGTCAGTGTCAAAAGCCTCATAGTCCTCAGAAGGACCAAGCATGGTCTTGACAGTATTAAGAATGCTATCGCTCTTATTCATTTTGACTCCCTCCAAGGACTTGTGTCATGCGGCGTCCTTCTAATGAATTCGTAGGGGGTAACCATACTTTCGTCCCCGAAGTGAATCGCTCTATGGGTATTAGGTGTACATGAGATCAGATACTCCGGATTAAACAGGATGTCTGTATGCTCACGAATGTCTCTTAGTTCTATAGGATTCATATGGTGAATTACTATTGACTCATTCGGTGCAAACGGATACTCCGGATCGGCCAAATCACAGCCATAATCCCTGAGAATCACCTCACGACGAATGTCCTTCCATTCATTCGACCTATAGAACTTCTGATTAAACCAACGTCCAGTCTCAAATGTCTGCTCCCCAACCTTTCCTGGCACTCGCAAATATCGATAGCGCTGTAGAAACGTCGGGATCTCCATTAGCTCAGTATAAGTACGGATCATCATACTCATCCTCACTATCATCCTGGGTTGGCTGGTAAGAACGAAGCGCAGCAATGACCTCCAAATATGCACTTTCATTTGCAGTGCTGGAATGGATTGCCTCGGTCTTCGCCACGAGCAGTTCGTTCTCCTTCTTTAGCTTTTCGAGCTCTTCGCGTTGCCGCATCGAGCCCATCTTTAAAAAATGAACCACTTCCTGAGAAGTGGCAGTACCATTTAAGAGTCTCTGCTCAGCTAAATCGTATGCGAGAGCGATTAATTCATTCTCTCGGGCCTCAGCAGTGGCTCCCGGAGCCGACCTTACCTCGATAGGCTCCATTTCCTCTTTCTTTCTTCGTCCCATTTGGTAAGTTCGCCTCCGTTTTAGACTGCTTTTGTTCTCCTTCTAGAATGCTTTCAGGTGGACATGGGTGACTTTTGAAAGGAGATAAGTAAGTCATGAAGAAAAGGAGTGACACCATGAGGAGGACATTCACGGAAAACCGACATGAGAGGAGGCACTCATGCGTTTCTGAACCCCATGCCCACGTAAAAACACTCTAAAATATAATCCCCCGGAGAAAAAATGAAG